AGGAATTTTTGTTCAATCCCTGCGTTACCGGTGATACGCTTCTTACATGCAAAGATCATGGTCTGATGAAGGATGGCCAACTCGAAAGCAATGGTGTTGAATATCAGATTCCGATTGCCGAGTATGTTAAGCTATTCGAGACGACCGATCTTCCTCCGATGGTTCTATCGTATAACATCAAGACCGGAGAGAAGGAATGGGCACCAGTAACTGCTGCCGCTCTTACTCGTAAGAATGCTGACGTTATTCAACTTGATCTTGAGAATGGTAAGACGATTAAGCTTACTCCAGATCATAAGGTGTATACAGAAAATCGTGGTTGGATTGAAGCAAAGGACCTAACTGATGCCGACGATACTCTGGTTACTATTAACGATGGGATCGTCGAAAAGACTCGTATGGTCAGCAACACTACAATCAAAAATGAAGATGTTTATGATATTACAGTTCCAGGAAATCATAACTTCTTTGGTAATGGTATCGTTGTACATAACTGCGTCGAGATTGGTATGCTGCCAATCACAGAATCTGGTGAAAGCGGTTTCCAATTCTGTAATCTAACTGAGATTAATGGTGGTAAGTGCGAATCATGGGAAGATTTTGAAATCGCGTGTAAAGCTGCTTCAATCCTTGGCACTCTTCAAGCTGGTTATACCAATTTCAAATATCTAACCCCAGCAACCAAAGAAATTACCGATCGAGAAGCTCTAATTGGGGTATCAATTACTGGATGGATGAACAATCCTGAAATTCTATTTGATAAAGAAAATATGATTAAAGGGGCAAATCTAGTTAAAAAGGTTAATGCTCAAGTTGCAAAAATCATTGATATAAATGTAGCAGCTAGAACAACGACGGTAAAACCTTCGGGAAATGCGAGTGTGAAACTTGGTACGGCATCAGGTATTCATGGTGAACATTCACCCAAGTATTTCCGCCATGTTCAGATGAACCGCATGGATGAAGTAGCCCAACTGCTAGAAAAAGTTAATCCTAAAATGGTTGAACGTTCTGTTTGGTCTGCTAATGGCACCGACGTCGTTGTGGCTTTCCCGATTGTTACAAAGGATGGTTCTATCTACAAAAAAGATTTGATGGGTATTAAGCAACTGGAATATGTCAAACTTGCCCAGCAGAATTGGGTTGAAGCTGGTACTAACGTGGAACTTTGCCGAGATTCCAGACTTCGTCATAATGTAAGTAATACCATTACAGTTGATGACTGGGATGAAGTTGAGGAATACATCTATCAGAACCGTAAGTGGTTTGCTGGTATTTCTCTACTAAGTTCATATGGTGATCGAGCGTATGTTCAAGCGCCATTTACTGAAGTATTTGACGCCAATCAGATTCTAGAAATGTATGGTGAAGGAGCTTTGTTTGCATCAGGTCTAGTTGTTGAAGCACTTCATGCTTTTAATCAAAATCTCTGGATTGCCTGTGATACAGCAATGGGGTTTGGTCTAACTCTATCAGAAGATTCTGAAGATGTTCTCAAGCGCGATTGGGTTCGTCGAGCCAAGAAATTTGCCCACAACTACTTTGATGGCGACATGACTAGGATGACGTTCTGTCTGAAAGATTGTTACAATCTCCATAAGTGGAACAATATCCAGAAAACTATTGTTGATATCAACTTTGCTAATGAACTGCAAGAAAAGGTATTTGTTGATGCCGATAGCCTTGTTGCACAGGGGTGTAGTGGTTCGGCCTGCGAGGTGGTTTTCTAAGATGAATATCAATGAGCTAATTGATCTAGCTCAGAGCGTCGAAACAGAGGATCCCATTGATTGGGGTCTTCTGTCAATCTCTGAACATGATACATACATGATGATTGCAACTTCTGTTCTTGAACAGTATCAAACGTGGAAAGAAATGGGTGACTCTGAAAAGATTATGCTGTCGGTCATTCTGAAGTTGATCGTTGAAAATTTTGTTTTAAATTATCGTTTATTAAATGGAGCAAGTAATGGCTGAAAAATTCATCACGGAAGTTCTGGATGAGATTAACAAAGATGTTAGTCTATTTCAAACTGAATACAAAAAATCTGGTAATGGTGGTCCACTTGGTAAGATGTTTTATCATGCATTTACGGCCGAAGGAAAATTCCTCCTTCCGGACGGAGAGCCTCCTTTCCGACCAGATCCGGCCCCTCAAGGAGTTGGTCATGTGAATTTCAAATCGGAAATTCGTAAGTTTGATCTATTCTGCCGAAAGGATCTTACCGCAAATAAGCGAGAGAGTCTATTCATTCAATTACTCGAAGCTGTTCATCCAAATGAAGCCAAGATCATCATCGCGATTAAAGATCAAAAGCTGACCGATCTTTATCCCAATATTACTCGTAAAGTCGTTGCTGATGCCGGTTTCATTCCTCAGCTATCCTCCGAAGAGCTGAAAGAGGAGATCGCTGAAGTAAAAAAGCCAGGGCGGCCACGGGGAAGGCCTTCGAAATCGGCGAACCTCCAACAAACCCAATAAATACACCAGTTAAGCCAGGCTTGATTGATCGTAGTCTGGCTTGGATTATGGCTAAATTCCCCGAGCCCATTCATGTGGGGACAATAACTAAAAAGAGGTAAACTTATGGCATCAAGACTTTTTGAATGTCAATCCTGTATGTCGTTTGGTAAGATTATTTTGAAAGGCCCTGATGCCGATGTTGATTCAATTGCTTATTGTCCGACATGTGGGGCTGACATTAGCCGTGTAGATGATTATGAAGAGGATGATGAAAATGGAAGAAGTTACGATTAAGAAAGTGGTGATTCATTATTCAGATGGTTCTACCGAAACGATTGGTGAACAAGAAGAGCAGGTAGATGAACCGACTCAGCCTGTAGATTATTCATCAGATGATTTCTTCAACCAAATGTGGAATTCTAGCAATTGGAACCAAAGTTCCTGGAACCCAATGAAATGGTTTAAGTGATAGCATCAAAAATGATAAATAGCCTAGGCATTCAACCTAGGCTATTTTCATATGTGGGTTTACAAAGATCAACCATTCTCAGATGAACAGATTGGATCATCACTCGGTTTCGTTTACAAAATTACCAATCTTCTAGATGGTAGGATCTATTTTGGTCAGAAGAAATTTTGGTTCACTAAGACCAGAACCGTCAAGGGAAAGAAAAAAAGAGAAAAAGCTCCCTCTGACTGGAAGCAATATTGGTCGTCTTCAAATGAACTCAAAGCTGATGTAGTAAATCTTGGTGAAGAAAATTTCATCAGAGAAATTCTACATCTATGTTCATCAAAGGGTGAAATGAATTATCTTGAAATGCGCGAACAAGTTATCCACGACGCTTTATTATACCCGCACTTATATTATAATGAGTATGTCGGAGGAAGAATTAATCGAAGTCATCTAAAACAACTAATCAAAAACAAAGGATGATTCAGTATGACATTTTTAATGTTCTTTTGCGCGCTAGCACTTTCTGCGTCAGCCGCATGGTATTCAATCATTGGTCTAACAGCTATCTTTGCTGCAGCCAAAATTCCCATTATCATCATGGGTGCAACACTTGAGGTATCTAAGTTAGTAGTAGCATCATGGCTCTATCGAAACTGGAAAGAAATCCCGTTTCTGATGAAAACATACCTCACTGGAGCACTTCTGGTGCTAATGTTCCTTACGTCAATGGGTATATTTGGATTTCTCTCCAAGAGTCATGCCGATCAATCCATGAACTCCGGTGACGTTATAGCCCAAATCGAAATGCTAGAACAAAAAATTCAGATAGAACAGTCTAAAATTGATTCTGCCAAAACGACTCTGGCACAACTAGACGCTCAGGTAAATGAAATGATTGATCGATCAACATCGACTTCGGCAATTAATCGATCAATTGCTATTAGAAAACAGCAAGATAAAGAAAGATCGGCGTTGATTCAATCCATAGAAGAGTCTCAATCTAGGATCAACGAACTTCGAGAGGAGTTAATCCCATATAAAACTCAGAATCGACAACTCGAAGCTGAAGTTGGGCCAATCAAGTATATTGCGGCTTTGATCTATGGAGAGAATGCAGATGAGAATCTATTAGAGAAGGCAATCAGATGGGTTATTCTTCTTATTGTCGGTGTTTTTGATCCACTAGCTGTTGTTATGCTTATTGCTGCCAGTTGGTCAATGAAACATAGATCTGACTTAGAATCTGTATCGGGATCTGGTTTAGGTTTGGTTCGAGAATCCAATTTAGATTCTGTTCAAGATAACACTAGGCCTAAACCCAATACTGAATCTAATCTAGATTGTATTCTAGATTCTTTTATGGATATTTCACAGAGAACCATTATAACATCAGATGTAAACCTTGTAAAATCAAATTTGTCAAAAGATTTAACTTTGCCGATTCAGGAACCACGACTTGACACTTCGACAATAGTCAAGCAAAGAATTCAAGAACAAAGAACAAATGAAAATGCTGACATGGGTAATACTAGTGAATCGATTAACCCTTCAGCGTTTGCGATAGAATCTAATCAAGAGCCGTCAAATGTGACCCAGAACGCACCAGAGGACACTGGAGACTTTTGGAGATCACGTCCACATAGACCTATTACAAGGAGATGAAATGGTAACCAGAGACATTCTAAGCGTTCTGGCGCCAACTAATAAAAATATTGACATTTGGGTTGAAGCGATGAATACAATTTTACCCAAGTATGATATAGTAACGCCAAAGCGTCTGGCTGCATTTTTAGCACAAACTGCACATGAGTCCGCTGGGTTCACAGCTGTGCGAGAAAATTTAAACTATTCTGCACAAGCACTAATGAAAACTTGGCCATCTAGATTCAACGCAACATCGGCCGCTGCTTATGCACGTCAACCAGAAAAAATTGCCAATAAGGTTTATGCAAATAGAATGGGTAACGGTGATGAAGCTTCGGGTGACGGATGGCGATATCGCGGCCGGGGTTTGATCCAGACCACCGGAAAGGCAAACTATACAAAATTAGCTCAATATATCAAAAAGACTCTGCAAGAGACTATTGAATATTGTGAAACGGTTGAGGGTGCTGTTGAATCTGCTTGTTTCTATTGGACATCCAATAATTTGAATGCTATTGCCGATGCCGGTGATATGACCACTCTAACTAGACGAATCAACGGTGGTGTAATTGGTCTAGCAGATAGATTAGACAAATACAAAAAGACTCTAGAAGCTTTAGAGAAATCAAATGCCAAAACTAGATGATTACAACACATTTGAGCCAGAGATAGAATCCAGATCTGATATAGGATATAATTCTAATTCTCATATCACTGATATTCCCGCAAAAGCTTTTGCGGATGCTATAGCTTCATCTGCTAATCGACAAGAACAGTCATGGTTAAAGACGTATTGGAGACCGGCTATAGCTTGGGTGTATCTGATAACATGTGTGTTCGACTTCATTCTGTTCCCGATTGCGTGGAGCATTCTTCAGGCATACTTCAGTGGTACCGTCGATTCTGCATGGACTCCGATCACTCTTCATGGTGCTGGATTATACCACATGGCAATGGGCGCAGCGATTGGCATTTCGGCGTATAGTCGAGGCAAGGAAAAACTCAGCGACAAAATGTAGTTTACTTTTTTGTAGAACTTGATATAATGGCTCCATCAACATCGAGAGGTGTATATGGAGCCTAATATTTTCATCCGTTCCGAATGTGGGTTTTACCCCAACTCCCAAGATCTATGGGCCCTGAGTATTTTAGATCGTGATGGTCTATACCACGTGAATGTTTTTCCACATGACTTATGTAAAGACTATACACTAGTCGTTCTCTCTAAAAAAGAAGCTCATGCATATGTCGATTATTTGATGAACAGGTGGACCAACCGAACGTGAAAAAACGATATAGTATCAAAGCGACAACGTACGATCGTCGCGGTCGGATCATTTCCGTTGCATATAACGATTATCATAAGACGCATCCGATTCAACTAGAGTACGCTAGGAAGGCTGATCAAGAATATCGACTAGTCCTTCATGCCGAAGTCCTCGCGATTATTAGGGCTAGGGGCAAACCGATCCACAAGATCAAGATTGAGAGGTATGACTCTCAGGGCAATCCAAAAGATGCCTGCCCCTGTCCTATCTGTTCTATTGCAATCAAAGAAGCAAAAATTAAGTTCATTGAATACACTATGGGTTAATCATGGACATTGAAATTCTGAAGCGCATTGAAGAAACCGAAGAATGGAAACAGCTCAATCGAGCTTATCGTCAAAAGCTTGAGGCCGCCATTAAGTCTCTGGGAGAGAAATGGATTCTTCATCCAACAAATCAAAAACAACGCAAAAACAAATGTTAATCATAATGGAGTGCTAAAATGGCAAGTGTTTTTAAAATTTTTGGTGCAATCGCTAGTGTGGTTTGGATGCTTTTTGTCTTTACTATGCTGACAATTGTTCTTCCTATTCAAGTTTTTCTTAACATGTTCTGAGGTAATTATGACTATTACACGTGAAAAACTTGTTGATCGACTGAAACAATCTGTTGTGAATGTTGTATTTACTAAGGCTGATGGCTCTGAGCGAGCGATGAATTGTACTCTGAAACTAGAGAACATTCCCGAAGATCAACATCCAAAGGGTGTGATTAAATCTGAAAGTAATCAGATTCGTGTTTTTGACACGGACATTGATGCATGGCGTAGTTTCAATTTTGGTTCTGTAAAGACTATTGATGGAGAAAGCGTACATGATTAACGCGATCTATGTTTTTGTTTTTGTATTAGCAATTATTTTTGGACCATTAGCTCTTATCTGGGCTCTCAATACGCTATTTCCGGCTCTGCTAATTCCGTATACATTTGAAACTTGGCTTGCCGCTGTTGTGTTTAATATGTTCTTTGTTCCTTCTAAAACCTGGAGTTCCAAGTAATGTCTAATGTTATGATTTCAAATCCCGCTGACCGTAAGAAGATTAAGGATGCTCTTCAAGAGATTTCAGACGCAATGACCCGAATTGCAGCAGAAAAAGACCTGATTAAGGAAATTGTTTCTGATATCAGTGATAACTTCCAGATGGAAAAGAAAACCGTGAATAAGATGGCTCGAGTTTATCATAAACAGAATTTTATCAATGAGCAACAAGCATTTGATGAATTCGAGACACTGTATACCAATATCGTAGAAGCTCAGGGGTGAAAATGAATACAACTACCGAAAACACTAGTACATTAGGCGTTGTTAAAGCATTTGACGATTTAGACAGACAGATCGATGTACTTTTGAGTGAAATAATTAGACTTGAAGTGCATTTAACCCCTATTTTGGATGAATGTACTAAGGATAATTTAACACGTGAAGAACCTTTAATCCATGAATCCCCACTTGCCAGAGCAATTACCGGAGATACAATTCGTATTCGGGATGCAGCCGATCGTATTGGGTATATAATTAACCGCATTACTATAATGTGATTTTAATGGGGCTCCGGCCCCATTTTCTAAATGGTGAAAATCGTGAAAGAAAATTCGGCAGAATTTGAACAAGAAGTTGAAAAAATTCACGCTCTGTTTGGTGATAGAATTCCAAACCCAAACCAGTATCCACGTGGATTTGCTTATTACGTCAGGTTGTATAAGCATCTAAAATCATTAGAAACTCCCCCTCAACAGGACATTGTGGATTTCACACGATGAAAATATTATTAGTATTAGCATTTACCCTTATTGTATCTCCGGCTTATGCTTGGGGTGATAGAGAGCAGGGTGCCCTAATTGGATTCGCGGCTGGCCTATTAACTCACCAGATTCACCAAGATCAACATCAGTTGCCCAGATATCAGCCGCGCAATTATTCATACCCCAATGTTTACATTTCACCTCCGCCAGTATATAATGGTTATGTACCGATTCAACCATTATACACTCATCAGATTATTTTTGACCCAATCTGTCAATGTTACCGGCAGATTGTTGTTCAATCTGGTTGGCAATGAAGGAGATTTAAAATTATTCTCATAGATTATAATCAAGTCGCAACGTCGGCAATTCTTGCCTTTGCTGATGAACTGAAGAATAAACCTCAGTCTGAAACCAAAAACATTATCCGTCACGCGATACTTAATGCCCTTCGTAGTCATAATCTTAAGTATCGCCGAGATTATGGCAATATGGTCATTGCGTGTGATGGCCGAAATTATTGGCGACGACAATTCTTTCCTGCATACAAAGGTCTTCGTAAGAAAGCTCGTGATGAATCAGATCTTGACTGGAATTTCATTCATGAGTGCCTTCATGAGATTCGTGAAGATCTCGAGAAATATTTTCCATATAAAGTCATCCGGCACGATCGAGCTGAAGCTGATGATGTCTGCGGTATTCTGGCGATGATGACACAAGAATTTGGTCGATATGAGCCGGTTGTCGTTATTACGTCTGATAAGGACGCGAAACAGCTCCTGAAGTATGATAATGTCATTCAGTTTAGTCCGATGCTGAAAAAACAGATCCGCTTGACTAAAAAAGAGCTTCATGAATGGATGATTACTCATATCGTTAAGGGTGATAGTGGTGACGGCGTTCCTTCTATCATGTCAGAAGATAACTTTTTTATGAATGAAGATCGGGGTCGCCAGAAACCGATTAATGCTAAGAGACTTCAGGAGTTTTTCGATCAGGGGATTTCCGCTTGTCGAGATGATCTTGAGCGAGCTCGATACCAACGTAATCAAACTCTGGTTGATTTTGAATTCATTCCCGATGATGTTCGCGCTGAAGTGATTGAAATGTATGACAATTATGAAGTCAAACGCGATCTGAATGAAGTTTTCAACTATCTGGTGAAGCATCGTTGTCGCAACCTGTTGGATAATCTGCAAGACTTTTGAGGTGAAATTGTGATTACAAATGAACAACTGAATGAACTTGAGTCACTAGCTAAACGAGCTAGTGAAGGTGATTGGGCTTTGGTTACAGAGGATGAATATGCTCATATTACATGTCGGAATGGCGATGACGATCTAGTTGGGTGTGTGTCTGCTTGGTGGGATTGCCCACAAGAAATGCGCGATATTGAATTCATCGCCGCAGCCAATCCGAAAATGGTTCTGGCAATGATTGAAGAAATTCGGAGGCTTCGTGAAGCTAACTGAATATGTTAAAGATCGCTCTAAAGCCCAATTTGGTATCTGGATCCAAAGTGGATACGACGATGAACGAGAGAATCAACTTGCTATCTACTTTGGTCGACGCTGTTGGTGGTTTAAGTTAGACAAAGCCATTGTTAAGCCGACGGAAAAATGGGTAGACACGTCACATTACGATTGGGCTAAACCGGGGCCTGATGGTCGATGTGGTTACACAAATCTGATTAGAAAGCAATATGGGTTTTCTCTTCACCCCGATTGTATTAGAATCTTTCACGGAGAAGATAATGATTGTTGGCCAGATCCTGGTCGATCGTCTTGGTATTTCCCGTGGGCTCAGATGCGTCGAGTTCGACACGAATTTCTAGACGCTGATGGTGACATTGTTGTTTCTGTTTCGGACAAACCGAATGGCGCTCTAGACTTTGATGCCATTCATGCTGCCGAAGAGATGGTTCCAAAATTAACATATAAGATGTTGGATTTCGACAAAAAGACAGAAGTGACGGCGAAAATTTACCAAACACAATCCCAATATCGCTATGGTGAAAAATGGGCTAAGTTTGTCGGTTA